AGGCTAGGGAGTCTCTAAGCTCTGCTGAATACGCTCAGACAAGCGCAAAGAAACGTAAGGATACTAAAGCTGGTAAGCAACACAGCAAGCAGCCTAAAAAGATTGCAGCTAAAACTAGAAAGCATAGAAAGGTATGATGCGCTTTATTGGTGTGACATTTTTATTGTTTGTATTATCTTGGTTGACTAAGAAGGAAGAGGAGATTTTAAATGACAAAAGGTAAGGACCCTAGATTAGAACGAGCAGGAGTTAGTGGTTATAATAAACCTAAAAGAACCCCTAAGCATCCTAAAAAATCTCATGTTGTTGTAGCCAAAGAAGGCGATAAAGTTAAAACTATTCGCTTCGGGGAGCAGGGAGCTAGCACAGCAGGTAAACCTAAAGCCGGGGAGTCTGATCGCATGAAAGCAAAGCGTAAATCATTTAAAGCCAGACATGCTAAAAACATTAAAAAAGGAAAGATGTCTGCTGCTTACTGGGCCGACAAAGCTAAGTGGTAATTACTTAACCGACTTAATATCTAACCGTTCTGATTGTATAACTTTATCAGAGACAGACAGTACAAAGTTTGAGTGAGCATCTAGAAGCCGTGTAAGGACTTCAATGTTTTCCTCCATTAGTTCTACGCTGGCTAGTGATGAAATAATTTCTGAGTTAATTCTTAGGACAGTTGCTAGCCTTGTTTCGGGTGTGAAAAATATATCGTCCATTATAAAGCCCCTATTTGATTTTCTAAGTGAGCATGTAAACCATCTAGTTTACTGTGTCCTTCCCTTAATATGGTACGTATATAAGAGCGAGTGTACTCATCTTTAAATACAGTATTAATTTTATTTTCAGGTAGGCCACTCAACTCTGTAACTACTTTACCTTTCTTGTCTATAAAAATTCTAAAAGAAAGTAAGTTGCCTTCAATCATATCTCACATACTCCTGCAACACAGGCTAGAGTTTGTGTACCTTCAGTGTTATCATCTGATTCTTCAATGTCCCACTCCATATCTTTAGGCATATCTTTTAAAAGCTTTTGATACGTATCCTTATCTATCTTCTGGTACGGAGCTTGTTTATATACGTGCTCTGCTTCAGGAAGAAAGCTAATGCCACTGACGCTATCAAAGTTTTCCCAGATCCACTGACAAACAGAGTAGAAGTTATCATCATTATAGTAACAAGTCATTGAGGGTTTATGCTCACACCAGCTATCTTGATAGATCTTCCACAGCTTTAACTGCTCCATAGCCCCCATGCTTTCTACAGTTACCGCTTTGTTAGGAGCCTTTTGAGGAAAACTAAATACCCAGTTAGAGTTATTCATTACGTCTTCTTCGTGCGGAAAGCCTTTGTCAATCATTGCTGTAGCTAATGGATCTTTCTTATCAGCTCTTACAGTCCTAATATAATACTCACTAAAGCGTGGGTGAATACCACTAGCACTATCAGTTAACTGTGAAACAGTACCACTAGGCTTAACGCAAGTGATAGCAGCAGAAGGATTAACCCCTAGTTTATTTGCCCATTCTTTGTTAGTAAGTATCGCAACGTCTCTAAGGTTTTCTAAGAGCCGCCCTAAATTTTCATCACCAGTTGAGCCGTTAGTTAGTTTGCAATCCATAATGCCTGTCATAGACACACCCAACAATGCTTCTTCTTCTGTATTCTTTTTCCAGATGTTACGTAGGTAACGGAAGTCAGTCATAGTAGACTGAAGAGTTCCTAAAATTGTAGCAACCCGTACCTTTTCTATAAGGGTATCCTCAGTGTCATCTGCTCTAACAATAACCTCTGATAGATTACAGAACTGGTAGGGCCTGAGAATAATTTCACTGCAAGGATTAGTACCAAACTTATGTGTAGCGTCCCGCCGTTCGTTACGCGCAGCTACTTTCTGAGCTGCAATGCGGCTAAAGATACCACGCTCACCAGACTTAGAATCATACAAACGCTTCATCTCAGAAGAGTAGGTATCAAAGTCAGGCTTCTCAGAATAAACAGCACTGTTGTTAGCCAAGGCTCGCTGCCCGTTGCTTAAATACCACTCACCATTCTTAGCATTAGCCATGCGGTTATCGGTTACATTACTTAATGAGATCAAAGCAGAGCGCCGTACACCGCCTACAACAACGATGTCAGCTATCTTGCATACCAAGTCGTGACACTCTAGTGACGTTAACTTACGGCCTGTAGCAGCTTTAAACAGATCAACAGTAAAGTTAAATAGATCTGCTAAAGGCTGTGGTCCACTGGCTCTACCGCCAAAGGTCTTCAGTCTAGCTCCAGCAGGACGTACCCTAGTTAAGTCACACTTAGGAATCTTACCGGCGTACAGCAGGCTTATAAGCTCTCTGAAAGCACTGGCCCATCCTACTTTACTGTCAGATACAACAACCGTAGAGTCGGTCTCATGGAAGCTGTCGGCCACCTCTGGTAGTTTGCTTACGTAGTCCCGCTCTACACTAAAGCCTACGCCTGTGCCGCACAACAAGATATACATAAGCTCGTCAAAAGAACGGGGGCTATCGATAGGGAGGTAGGAGCAGTTAAAGCCTGCAACATTGTCACGGTGTAAAGCTGGGCCTGCTGTCATCATGCAACGCATAGACGGCATTACCTTTTGATCAGCAATAGCATTGAAAAGTTCTTCGGCTTCTGACGCACCTAGTTGATTACGTTCTACAAAGAAAGAAAGATAACGGTTGACTGTCTCAGCCCACGTTTCTCTACGTCCTTCCTCATCTAAGTAACGTGCGTACCTACTCTTGTGAATGTACTGTTGATATTGATCCATTTTTTAAATCCTCTATGTCCTCAAAATTTTTTATTTCTTCAAGCCTAATACTCTTAAAGTTCTTATGATCTTTAGTAACCTTGCCTTTGCGTTTCTTGTTGTACTTATCCCTACGCTCAGCCTTCCTGTCTACATAATTCTTATCCATTACTCTCCAGAATCCTTAGTAGTCTTTTCTCGTACCACTCTGCTTTCTTCAGATCTTCTGTTCCGTTTTTGTACGGGAATCTCCAGCGATACTTCATGCTGTTTCCGCGCAAGTAACCTATAAACTCGTCTCTTGTTAACATGGCTTCTATTCCGTCGATGCACTCAATGTCTCCGCTGTTATAGTGGGCTGGCTTGGATACATTATCCCACTCTTCGGGTGTCGCGTCATTAAGTTTTTTCTTTGTGTTTTGTTTCACTCTTGTTCCTCCGGATAGTCAGGGTTTATTTCAAGTCGCGTCGATGAATCAATCCATTCTTTGGGTATGTTGTACACGCTGTACCATCTAAAGCCGTTACGCTCAGCCCATTCTGCGTGTGATCTTTTAGTACCATCCTTGCGCCGCGTTGCTCCGGGCATCGGGGCTGCGGGGTCGGCAAACAAAAACACGAGTTCTATCTTTTTAGGTAATGCTTTCTTTACCCATACATATTTGTTGTGTTCTGCGTGATCCCAAAAGCGGCCCTTTGCCTCTAAGAAAATTGTAGTCCCTTTAATTTTTTTAATAAAATCAGGGTGGTATGTATGCTCCACAATATAATCAACTGTATCTGTATGGATGTCCCAGTCTTTTAAAATACCTGTGTGTAATTCATACTCCCAATTAGAATCGTAGCCTTTAAGACTACGATCGTAGCTTTTTTTTTCCACAGGTCTTTTTACTCTACGTTTACGCAAGCCCGATTTTATTTTTGCAGCCACTAAATATCCTTAAGAGTTAAGTGCTCTATATTTTTTAATTTTTTTAATTTTCTTTTTATCCCCTTATAAGAATAAGGCATAGACATAGCAGTTCCTTTGCGGTTATACACTAAGTTATTAGGAGGAAGTTTAGTTATCTTAGCTGCTTCCTCTTCGTTAAGCAAAGTCTTTAACCATTCTATAGTTAGTTCTTTTGCTTTCTTGTTAATTTTTTTTGATCGTTTACCATTCATAAATTTCATCTACCTTTGGCATAACTTTAACCTTAGTAAAGTATGTTAATCCTTTTGCATATCTAAAGGCTCTCAACCCTTTACCATTATTAGAATCTTTAAAGCATTCTTTTTTATGAGGACAGTACATGCAGTTCTTAGCAATCCTCATGTTACCTGACTTACCTTCTGGTATTGGATCATAACATAATTCAGGTGGAGTTTTCAAGTCTAGTTTCTTTTTAAGATCTTTAATATGATTCTTAATGTTAGGCTTATCTAACTCATCGGGTTGATGAAAACAAAGCTCGCCTGTCTCTTTGTTAATAACTAAAAACCCTGAGTCAGTCGTCCCTTCTGCTTCTTCATATGCTGTTAGCTGGGCAATGTAACCAAAAGGATCATCTTCTCTTAGGATGCCCTGCCTAAATTTACTAAAGGAAAAACCGGAAGCAGATTTTACATCAACAACAATGTCATCAATCTTACAATCCATGTGTCCTTTAATACCTTCAATATCAATTTCTTTTTGCTCGTCTGTTACCTTATGGCCCGAGAGTCTGACTAACAAAAGAATAACTTCTTCTAGTAAGTGGCCGTATAAAAACTTAATGAACAAAGAAGGTTCAAGTCTTTTGTTTTCAAGTTCTGTTTGTTTATCATACCACAATCTTCTAGCGGGCTTACCAATGTTAGACATTCTTAAATAAAATTTATTGTCTTTTTTCTGAGGGGTCGCCCAAGACCTAATGGCTTCCTTCATGGCTAGGCCAAAGTCATCTATAATTTTATCGGAAAGATCTAGGGGTCCGTCATTTAAGGTGTCTAGTTTTTTATATATATCTTCTACTATATTCATGTGCGATGCCTTACGAATCTACATTTGCGTGTGAGGGAGTTATAGTGAAGGTACTGTACGTTAAGTTTTTTTTGAAGCGGTGTCTTTGCTGCTAGTCTACCATCCTTGTAAGACTTAACATCTATCAATGTTACTTTTCCTTGGGGATCTAAAGCAACAATGTCTATAGGTCCGGTGCAACCACAGTTTTTAAAGACATGATAACCGTTGTCCCATAACCAAGTGATAGCGTAGTGTTCTGCCATATCGCCTAATCTTGGTTTGGTGTTTGTTATTTTAGTTGGTTTCATTTCAAGTTCCTCTTTAGTCGGAATAAAAATCTATATAGGTGTAAAGGTATTCATCCCAAGGGTCTGATTCCTCAATCATTTTACAATGTTCATAAACTCCTGTACAAATTATATCTGGAATATATACACCATCACTAGCGTACATCTTTCCATATAAAACATATGTTTCTTCAAACAAATCTAGTTGTCCTATCAATGTGTTTCACTCCAGTTATCTCCTACTTTATATTCCCCGTCGAGGGGGCAGTTAAGTTTAAGAACCTTACCAGCTTCAATGATTGCCTCAACACCTAGCCTACCTACCTCATCAGCTTGATCTTGTCGGACTTCTATCTGCCATTCATCGTGTACGTTAGCAACAAAGTGCGCATCTAAATGTTTGATTTTCTTATCTAGTATAACCAATGCCTGCTTCATTACAATAGCTCCTGCTCCTTGTAGTAAAGTATTAAGGGCGCTGTGCTCTGATCTTACATACAACTTACGGCCGTCTAATGCTTTAAGGTAGCCGCGTGTTGCTGCTCTAGCGACTCTATCTTTAACAGCCTTAAATGATGGGAGATTACTAATAAATGATTTTCTAAGGTTCCTTCCAGTACTTTTACCTCCTCCAGCCACTGTTCCAAGTTTAGCATCTCCTGCTCCGTATAGTAAGGCATAGATGAAAGTCTTAGCCTGATTTCTTGATTCAAGTCCTGCAAGCTTTTGATTAGTGGTGTGTATGTCTCCATTGAGAATTTCATTTGTATAGTCCTCATCGTTCATGTAATGGGCAAGCATTCTTAGCTCTAGTCCAGACGCATCAATGCCTACAAGTTTATATCCTTTAGGTACAGTCCAACAAGCCCTACATTCTTTGCCGTAGCTAGAGTTAGTGCTGGGTATCTGTGCCATGTTAGGATTACGGTGTGTCATTCTTCCTGTGATAGTACCATTATGATTTACAAAACCATGTACTCTGTTAGAG